ATATGGGTTATGAACCCTCTCATATCCTATGCTTGTTCGCTCGCCGTGGGCCACCACACCGGCGTGCTCGACTGCTTTGAGCCGCGCCTGTCGGTGCCGGTGGATGTCTTCTATTCGCTCGTCGACGCGCTGCCGGAGGGGGAGGCCAAGACCAAGTTCGAGGCCATCCGCTCCTTTGGCGAGTGCCAGCTCGACAAGGCGGCGGTGCCGTCGCTGCTCGAGGCCTGCGATGCGCTGCTCGACGAGCGCGGTTTTCGCGGGTCGGCCAAGGCCGGCATCTCGGTGTTCGACGACGACTTTGGCCTGCATGCCCAGCAGGTCGCGTTTCTGATGAAGTTTCGCGATCTGGTTGAGCGCGTGCGCGATGTGTCGGGCGTGTATCTGACGGGAAGGTTGCAGTAATGGGTCGCGTTGTAGATGGACGTGTGAACGGAGCCCCGTTTGCGGGTATCGTGCTCACGGCGGGGAGCGTGCTGGGTGCCGACGATGCCGCCGCGGGTCGACTCGGCGAATACGCTTCCGGCGTTGTAGCAGTCGGTGACTGTAGACGTCTTCTGGGTCAGAGCGCCGATAAGGCCACCGACGCCAAGAAGGAGGGTGGCAATGACTGACATCATGGATTCGCAGGCCGTGAAGGCCGCGGCTGCGGCCTCGGCCGCCAACGCCGCCCAGCCTTCGGCCCACCAGCCGCTGCGCACCGCTGTGGTCAAGGCCGCCGAACTGGCCCGCGCCGCCGAAGAGCGCGCCCGCGACAAGCAGCACGCCAAAGGCAAGAAAACCGCGCGCGAACGCCTCGACCTGCTCTTCGACACCGGCACGTTCGAGGAGATCGGCCGCTTCCAGGGCGGCAATATCGTCGGCGGCAACGCCGGGGCGGCCGTCCCCGCCGATACGCCCGCTCCGTCTCCTCCGCCCTCGCCGAACAGCGTGAGCGAAAAAGCCTTTGTTGTGTCTGTGAACATAAAAATTAACCTCCATCGTCTTTCCGAAGTGTCTTTGTGATTATATTATAGCGGTTTAATTTTCGATTTTCTCCCCGCCTTCAACTGTAACAATTACATTTTTCGGATAGTTGTCTGCGATAAGCTTTGCGCCCGTGCAGAAAAAATTATAAATTCCTTTTGCCTTTGCTTTGGTATGTTTGTATGCCTTAATCGCCAGCAAAAGCTTTCCGGCGCTTTTCTCCGAGGTAAAGAGTTCGAGGTCTCCCGCAGATTCCATCTCCGCGAACATCATTGCGGCGGTCTGGCCGAGTGTCGAAATGCCGGCACAGACTATGTCCTGCCCGCTCGGCGCATATCCCGAATGTCCCGAAATGCTTATTTTCATTTCTCTGCCCGCTCGGCGAACTTTTATTGTTGTCATAACATTACCTCGGTTCCGCAGCCGAAGCCGCTTTTTCTCTCGCATTCTCGGCCGTTGCGTGTTCGTCTGCGCGCGTCTCGCCGAGCGAGTTGCTCTTGAGCTCGCCGTCTCCGGAGCCTACGCTCGCCACCGGAACTCCACCCGAAAAAGATGCCGCCATCTGACTGCCTATCGTTGTTCCGTTTTGTGCGTCAACTATCTGCGCCATCTGCATGAGCTGCTGCTGCATGGTCTTGAGCTGTTCATACAGCGTACCGTTCTGCGATATTTTCCGCACGACGGAGTCCTTGCCCTCGAAGTCCATCATGTCGATGCAGGCGAGCGCCTGATCCGTCATTTCCGGATTGAAGAATCCGCTGTTATAGAACTGCAGTGCCAACTCGTTGTGAGAAAGCCTTGAAAAAGGATTGTTTCGTTGCGCCCTGACCTTGATATCGAAAATCGGCATTCGCCCGCTCATGTCAATGCCGAACTCTGTACGCTCGCCCTCGGGCTGTATCGCACGGTTGTCGTAGCTCACGAACTCCTGCTCTCCGCTTTTTCCCGTTATGCGGAAGCTGCGCGGTGCATCGTAAAATTGCCTTATCAGCTCAATGCACAAATAAAGCACTTCCTCATAGCTGTCGTATGAGGTCTGAATCATGTCTCTCGACAATTTGCTTCCCGCTTCCTGCAGCGCTGCAATCGCCGAAGCGGCGGTAACTCCGCTCGTGGTGCTGCCCTGTGAAAAATCGCGGTTTCCGCTCGTTTCCTTGAGTTCGTCTATTTTGTTCGTGCGCAGCGCAACATAGATATCATTGAGCGGCGTCATAGTGATTTCTTTTATGCTGTCCTCCCCGAGTCTGCCGTCCACATGCACAAAAGGATTCGAGACATCAAGAAATTCTTTCTCGTTGATTTTCCCGCTCGCAGCATTGATGAAGAAACGGCGGCGAGAGGCGGCAACGGCCGACTGCATAAACGCCTGGTCATATTTGTCTATCTGCATCTGCGGGTCTTTCATAATGTCCAAATATCCAAAACCCACAAGCGAGCCTTCCTCCGGGAAGAGAGTATCAAACACGAACGGATATTTGCCGTGATTATAGAACCCGCTCTCGGCATACTGAGGATCGTTTTCGGAGGCAAAGAGCACTTCGCCGTTGCAGAATTTGCAATAATGCAGCACTGTTCTGCTGCCAACCAGTCTCTTATAGTACCAGTCAACCACAACGCTCTTATCCGATGTGTCTATGTTGTCGTCATAGATATACTGGCTTGTTTCTATCGTCTTGCCGCCGAGCTTGCCTTTCAGCTGCGGATATTCCTGCGTGAGCAAATCATTGTCGCGCAGGCACACATGGAAAATGTTCCGGCTGTCCTGTATGTTCTCTATGCCGGGCTCCCAAAAGAGATTCAGCAGGTCGATTTTCTTTATCTCGATATCGCCCAAGCCGTTGTACTTCTGCGGATTCCAGAATACGCCCTCGCAGGATGTTCCCTGCTTGAGCTTATACCACCACTTGGCCGAATATGTCTTTTTGTAACCGTTCTGCTCGATGATAACTGGCAGGATCTCCGAAAGCTGTTCTGTGGCGGCATTGTCGCTCTGCTCTCTCGGCAGCACAGATGCCGAGGGATAGTTGTCCATTGCGTCTGCGTGCTTATTTGCCAGGGAATTGAACAGCCATGCCGAAGTGGGCTCGGGTTCTTTGTTCGCGCCCTTCGCCTGTTCTTTCCTGATTGTCTCCCAGTGTCGGAGCTTCCACCACTGCTCATTTTCGATTATCCTGTTCTCGAGATTTGCCTTGCCGTCTTTGTATTTTCGCAAGGTTTCCTCTGCCAGGGCGATTGACTCCTCCGTGATTGGACCCTGCTCTGACCCGCTCTCGGGTTCATATTTCACAATATCAGTGTCATTCACTGTTTCTGCCTGTCTATCCTCTTGCACAGGATTTCCAAGCTCTTGCCGCAATGCCTCCGTTCGTGCAGCAATATCCCGCTCCGGGTTTCTTGAGGTCTGCTCCTGCTGCTGTTGGTCGCGCATTTCCGCCCTGCGGCGCTTGATATCTTCTATCGGGTTTCTGCTGTTTGCCATTGTTTTGCCTCCTATAGTCTGTAAAAGCTGTATTTGTCCGGCTTTTCTCTGAGTTCCAGCGGATCATCCGGCACTTTTGCCGGGGCTTTGCGGGGCTCCGGACTTATCGGGTTCTCCATCAGCACATATCGGCACTCGTCATAGATGTGATCCTCCTGCGATGTGTCGATATCCTCAACATATTTCTCGTCATAGACGATATCGGGAATAGTGCGGATAAAGTGCCGGCATGTCGAAAACACTTGAAATTTCGGGTTGCCCTCCGAATCGAACGCCAGGCGGTAATGATACTGCATCTTTCCGGCGATTCTCGTGTTGTCGCCGGGGGAGAATACTATGAAGTTCGGGGATTTTTCCATCATTCGCGCTACGCTCTCGCCGCGGCTCTCGTCGAAAATTGACGGGTCTGCTATGCCGATAATGTTCTTTCCCTTGAGGTTGATATCCTCCTGCTCGACGCGCCGAATCTCTGCCGCAATCGTGACCGGGTCTTGCCGCACTCCCTCGTTCGGCGTGCCCGTACATCCGTACAGTTCAGCAATGCGGTATATTTTGCCGTGCGTGTCCACCGCATACCAGCCTACGGAATATGGCTTCGTGTAGCCGAAGTCAAAGCCTCTGTAAATCTGCCAGTATTCCGGGATTTTGAACGGCTCCACGACATGCGTCCACCGTTGGTCTTTATAATGCTCGGGATCGTTGCGCCACTCCGTAAACACCTGCCCCGAAAAGCTGTCCCAGTCGCCGTATAGCAGCGCTTTTCTCTCCGCTTCCGGCATGGCCGCAAGCTTCATGATGTATTCCGGGTCGTTGTGTAAAAGCTCCTGATTGTCAAAAACCGTCGCCGGGACAAAAATCCGCTTCCTGCTGCCCTCAATTATCTGCCCTGACGGTGTCACGACATTGAAAGCCTCCGTGATAGGTGTCATTGGTGGCGCCGCAGTAACAAACCGAGACTTCACCCACCCGTGACCTATGCCGCCGGGGTTGGTTGTTGCCCGCATATATACCCTCGTGCCGGGTCCTCCCGGGCGGTTTCGTGAGAACATATAGCTGTATTCGTCCCATGTGAAATGCGTAAGCTCGTCAAACGCGATGAAATCATAGTGTTTGCCCTGGTATTTCAACCTGTCCTTCGTGTATTGCATCGAGCCGAAATAGATCATAGACCCGCTCGGGAAGCTCCATCGGTGTTTGCTCTCGTTGTATTTTGCGCCGCGTATCGCCCGCGGATAAAGCATTTCAGATCGCTCTACAAGCTCGGACAGCTGCGGATATGTTTTTCGCAGTATCAGTCCGCGGTAATACGGAATATGCACCTGCCGCAGGGCTTCAATCAACAGCGCGTCGCTCTTCCCTCCGCCCGCCGCGCCGCCGTATAGCACTTCATACTCCGGGCGCTCCATAAACCTCTTCTGTTTTTCCTGCGGTTCCCAGATTTTCATTCTTCCGCAGCCTCCTCAAGCACTGCCGGAATCTCGATAATGCCGTATTCTTCCTCATCTGTCGGCATACCTGCGGCTGCTTTTGCCTTTTCGAGGTCAAGCCGTTCCCGCGTATACTGCATATTTGCCCGCTCCACGGTGTTTGGCTTGCCGTAAACATCGCGCAGAATCTCCATCAGATCTTTCATTGCAGCCGTCATTTGCCGCAAATATTTAGTGTCGAGTTTTTGCAGGCAATATTCCTCGACTTCCGCTTCGTCCTCATCGTCTTCGCTCGGCACAATTTTGACAATTGTCTGCCTGACTGTTGCCGTATCGTTCAAAGAATCATCTATAAGGCGAACTAATTTGTCCGCACAATCGCCGATTTTCGCCAGCTCACAGGCTTTTTTTCGGCTTATTTTCTCCATTGTTTTCTTTTCAACTTTTTTTCTGAATTTTTTCCGAAGCCCGCTCCACCCCTCCGAAGCGCACCTTTTTCCAAGCGACGAGACCGATACCCCGTACTTTTCCGCGAGCTCGCGCTGGCTTATATTCGTCGATATGTATTCCTGCTTGATGGCATCCCAGTCCACGCTCGGAAGCCTCCTTTCTTCTTACAATTTTATCAATTTGCATTCCGTTTTTCTCCCCGCCATATTAGCCCATGATGAATAGAAATAAGCCGGGCAAGGGATTTCTCCTCTGCCCGGTCATTTTATACATTTTCAAAATTATTCGTACTTGCTGTTAAGTATTTTTTTCAATGGACAATCGCAGCGGTAAAGATAGCAGTTGCTACGCTGCCATGCCTTCCGCTGTTGCGCATCCTCGAATACGAGGAGAACTTTTCCATTTTCCGTCAATCCCTCGCAGGTTATTGTCATTTTGCTGTCGGATAGGTAAAACGGACAGACAGCAAGCGCACCTGCAGCAGTGTTCGCCATCAGCCCGCTCTCCTTTTTCTGTTTTTCCGTCCGCCATAAAGTATGTAGTCGCTGTCGCCCCGGAACATTCTTATTTCCATGTGATAGCAGCTGTCCCACTCGCAGTATGTCGGAATTACCTCAGCCACGACATAACCGGGATAAAGCTGTTCGAAAAGCTGTCTGTGCTCGCAGTCTGCTACAAGCTCGTCCAGCTTCTTGCGGCTGATGTGGCTATCGTTTCTGCGCGGCTGAGGATCCACAAGATTTTTCGACCTTGTCCAACGCTTATGCATAATAGGGTCTTTGATTATGTATTTTCCCATGTCGGCTATGCCGATTTCGAGGAATTGCAGACGCTTTGTGTTCGCTCTGCCGAGGCCCCACGCCTTTTCTATCTCGTCTCTGTCAACTCCGCCGCTCATTACAATGTGATGATGCACGTTCCCGCTCTTTTCGCCAAACTCTATGACGGATATGTATTTCACTTCGCCCGCTCCCGCTTTTTTATAGAGTCTTTTGACCCTGCGCAGGAAGTTTTGAAAATTCCTCTGCGCTTCTTCCGGCGTTTTGGGTCTTGTATCATCGGAATAGTCGAGACCTATCGCAAGATCGCGATCAGTAAAGTTCGCATGCAGCAGCTGAACGAGCTTACGCTCCGCATACTTTGCGTTCAAAAGTTTCTGCGTCTCGCTCGATTCTCTGTATTTCTTTCCCCTGCCCTTTGCCCTGGCATGCGGCTGTTCCGTCACGGGGTATAAATATATCTCTAAAAAGTCCTTGCAATAGAATTTTGTCTCTCTGATTTTTGCGCGCATCTTTTTCTTTCTCCTCCGTGGTCGGTTTGATAAGACAGCATACAAGCCCTTGAAGCGCCCTTACGGACGCCTCACCTTTTCCCCGGTGCAGGGGTCTGACTTGTTTATTTCTCCATAGATTCGCACCAACACATGGTGCACATGTCTCCGGTCATACTCAGGCATCTTGTGCCGTAAACTTCCATTCTGCACACCTCCGGAAGTCCGTCATCACCTATACGCGCATTCGGAAATTTTTCTAAAAAGTCTTGTGCGTAAGTTTTTTTCGGGTGCTTGTCACTCCATTTTTGGAGTCTTGAAATGGCACTTTTAATTATCTCTGCGTTGCTCTGCTCGTCGCATATGTTTTCCAATGGACATTCATCGCATGGGTTGACACCGTCATGTTGTGAATCACACAGTCGCTTTCTTTCAAACAAAAAGTCTATTGTTTTATTGCAATCCATACAGCTGATCTCCTTCTAAAAGCTCCGGGTTATCGTAGATATTACTAATAACTTCAATGTACGCGCCAGTTTCTTCCATATCAACCCACAACAGAATGTCGGTATTGAGATTGTCTCCGCCCATTTGAACAAGCTGAAAGCCCCAGTAGAAGGCAGACGTATTCAACCACGTCTTT